AGTCATGGACACATTAGAGCCAGTATAACCATATCCAAAAATTCCTTTATCTCCACCATAACCTGCTGCTGCTAATGCGTATCGTGCTGTACCAACACCAGTTGTATCACTAGCAACAACACCAGTTGTCGAAACTCGGTTAGTCATGGAGAGATTATTAGAGCCATTATACCCATATCCAAAAATGGCACGGATTGTACCTGTACTAACATCAGCCACTACTGCGGCAAACTCCCATCGTGCTGCTGTACTGTTATAAAATTCAGGAGCATTTATAGAGCTGTTGTACCGCATTTCACCCTGTGCTGGCGTTGCTGGTCGCTGTGCTGTTGTGCCAACTGGTATTAGCATGGCACTATCCCGTATCCGCACACGTTGTGTACCACCAGTAGTAATAGCTAGTTCATTCGCTGCTGACCAATAAATACCAGTGTCATTGTCTGTAGATAACGTGATGGCTGGACTAGCAGCACTACCAGCAGCACTAATTAAGCCTGCTTGTACACCAGTCTCCCATGCAGTTGTTGCACTGTTGTATATCTCCAGATATGATGTAGTCGTATTGAAACGCAACATACCATTGGCAGGAGTACCTGGTCTATCACCAGTTGCACCACTCGGTATCCGTACTGCACGTGTACCACTAATTGTTAGGCTACCGCTACCCTTCGGCGTGATAGTAATATCAATATTGGTATCAGTACCAGTCGCCGAAATAGTAGGCGTGCCTCCCGTTGCAGCATTGGCTATCGTAAATTCATTGACGGCTGAAGCAGTCGCCGTAAATGTAAACAATTCATTGCCATTACTATCCAAGATGCCATTAAATATACGTGGCTGAAATATACGCATACCTGCGTATGATCCAGAATGCCGTTGCTTTAATGCACCAACGGTTGTATCCTGCCATAGTTGATAGTCAACTGAAGCAGTTGGCTCTGTTGTACCAGAATTAACAGTTTGTATAGCAGTCAATACGTTATTTAGGTCAGCACGAAACTGTGCACCAGTCTGGTTCTCAATTACATAGTCATGTTGTGCCATTATGCCACCAGCCCCAATGCCTGTAGTTTAGTTTCTAGTTCAGCAACTCGTGTCTGTAGGTTAGCAATTACCGATAACACGGTATTCGCTTCATCTGCTGTTACAAATCCATAGGCACTGCTATTAGTCACGTTCTGGATTGCATAGTCTGGAGTACCTGGTGCAGTATGCGTGATAGTAGTTAACTGCGCTGTTAATGCAGTTGGTTGCACTACTGGAGTAGCATTAAAAAAGCCAATTTTTTGTGTGGTTGCAGTACCAATCTTCGTGCCAGTAGTTGTACCAACCACAATGTTTTTGGCATCCGCAATTGTAACAGTGTCATTTAGTGTTACACCAAACAATGTTGGAGCAATCCACGAAGCATTGCTGCTATTTCGTTGTTTTATACCATCTGTTGTGTGCATCCATAGCATATATGCAGCCGTAGTTGACGGTGCTGTTGAGCCGCTGGAGTTTACTGTAAGGACAGCTTGTAATGCTGAATTTATGTCAGCTAGTACCGCACTGCCAGAGCCATTGTCAATTACATAATCATGTTGAGCCATTTTAATATCCTCGTGCTATCCAATCGAATTGTCTGTTAATTACTGCCGAAGCAGCATTGTAAAACGTAACAGTAAATTGGGATGGCGTTCTCCCAGTAATCTGATAATAATCGCCAGTAACAGCTCCCTCCATGGTAATTGAAATAGCTGGTGGTACAACAAAACGCCTGTTGAACGTAACTGTTTTTGAAACGTTGCCAGAATACGTTACATTTTGTTGTGACTCAAGTCGGTCTGGTACGTCAACACTAACCTCTAATTCAGTGATTGATAAATTATGTTCTGGATTAGTAGTGCCAAACTCCAACTTAAATTCAAATGCTCTCGCCGTATAGTCAGCTACTATAAATTCACGCCATGATGACCATGTTGGATTAATAGCAGGATCATCTAACGTAGTGCGTAGGTATAGATGAACAAACGTATAAAAAGCAGTTGCTCCGTCAATGACACCCTGATCATCAATTAGCAATACATTATCAATTAGATTATTAGTTGCGAAGTCCACCTTTTGTATTGCTGCGGTTGCTCGACAGGTATATACCGCTCCGAGGTCTAGCGGTGCATCAAATAGGTATGTTGCTGTTGTCAACGATACGCCATAATCCCAATCAATTAGTCCATTATCATCCCATCCGCCAAACGTGCGCACTAACGATATGTCACCAATTGCTGCAAAATTATCAACTGCCCCAAATGTTTGCACTAGCGACACATCTGGCAGGTTAGCAAAATTTAATACGTTAGTGCCAATGTCATCTACATACAACACGTTTGGTATTGCTATGCCAGGCACATCAAACGGAGAACCGTATTTAGTCTGACCATATCTAAAACAATTTGTTAATGTACCGCTGAAGGACGGATGTTGCGTCGTAGTTGCTAGTACGTTTAACGCATTGATTAGTGGTGCATCTGTAGTTATTACAGCATCAGCTAATGATTGCACGCCAGAAGAGTCAACAAATCGTGCAAGATAAGTCCCAGTTAGTGCTAAGACAAGTCCTTCGGTTGCTCGTCCATTAAATTGTCCAATTGGTATTGAATTAGCAAACGTTGCTCCCGATGTTAGATTGTTATGCCGTATTAGAACAGAGCCATTGTTTAGTACATCCAAGTCAACTGCTTGCTGCCATGTCAATTTAATTTGTCCAGCAAGCGGCGTTGCTGTGAAATTTAACACATTGCCAGGCGGCGCAAATAGTCCAACTGCGTCATAATACAATACCGCTGGTTGCGATGTTTTATTAAGTATTGAAATTGATGTTAGCTGAAATTCGTATGTACCGAATTGTGCATCTCGAAATTCAATTGAATTTTGACTGGTTTCTCCCCATTCAACATAGTTGCCTGCATTTATCCGATACCGCAACATATATCGCACTGCACGTTCAGCGTGTGTCCATGACAGTAGCAAAAGTAATTTAACTTCGCTTTTTTCAGCATATAACTGCTCAGTTACATTTATGTTAGTTGGTCGTAATGGCGCATCACTCAACGTTGTAATTTTTCTATTAGCCAAAGTTACTTGATTTTCTATATACGTCCATTTACCTGTCTCATGTTTTAATGCACTTACCGTATAGGTAGACGCATCCTGTGTATTTTCTGCAACGCTAATAACACGATATAATTCACTTTGTAATTGATTATTGCTTAGCACCCATGCACTAAATGCTGCTGGCAGTTGCGACCAGTTTGGCGTAACAGTATAGGTATTGCCTGCTAACGTTATATTAGTACGTGTTTCTAACAGCCCATTTGGTAGGATTACTGACAATTCAGGAGCAGTGCCAATAGCAGGAGCAGTGCCATCTACAGTAATTGAATTAATTGTAGAACTAACTACCCGCCCTCCACGCCTGCTACCACTGCGTACAGGATTCGCAATTGATATAATTTGACCTGGTCTAACATATATGCCAGCATCCAATGCAACATCAAACGTGACTATATCAGTCTCATATTTTTCAGTAAACAACAACCATTGTCCAAACCTGTTTGCCTGTGACTGGCTAGTGCAGCCAATAGCAGTTGTGCGTTTTATTATTAGTCCATATTTGGCAATACCTTCGGCATCTTCAACATACTCCTCCTGTACATCACGTAGGTCGGTATCATACCACTGCACAATAACAACAGTGCTACGTGTTTTTAACGAAGAGCCTGAGTAAGTAAAATTACCACCAACAACATTGGCTTGGCTGAAATGATAAACTGGATCTGCTGGAGAATCCTGTACAATTTGCAAAGAACCAAGCTGCCAGTAGCCAATTGCAATAAATACACTGAGCAAGTCATTAATTAGGTTATATGCCTCTTGTCGTGTATTCAGGTTGACGTTAAGCAAAAAGCGTGGCTCCTGTCCACCCTTGCCATTACTAACTAATTCATTGCAATATTGAGAAACGCTATAAAATGTAAATTTGTCTAACTGGTCAGCATTAACATACTCGCCAAATCCGTACCGAGTTGATGTTAACAAGTCCCATAATGCCCATGCTGGATCTGCCGCCCATTGTGCCGCTCCAAATGTACCATTCCACAGCCCTGTATACGTTACCCGTCCATTGCTAGAATCAACTGTTGCATTAGACGGCAACCGAATTTTCATGCCCTTTATAAAATAAGCCCGTGTTGGTATTGCTGAAAACTGTTTAGCTGAAAAAATAGAAACAACATACGCTGTATTTGGATATGACAATTTCAAGTCAATAACAGCGGTGTATGACTGCCAGAATGTTTTATTTTGTAATCGTGTGTCAGAAGCATCAGCTGTAATACGTGACACTCTAATGTTTACTGGAAATGGCTGTGTTGTATCGAGTGGTATTGCATAAGTCACCTCGTATTGTGTATTAGTTTTACCACTGATTACAGGAGTCGATACAGTTGTATACTGCCCACCACTATATTGACGTTCTAATTTTAATTGTACTGATGTAGCATTAATGTCTCCCGTAGTAACATCTTGAACATACAAAGCAGGCACCATCAGCCTAACAACAATACGATCTGGTTTGTTTTGCGTATCAGGTATTGTTCGTACAATTGCGCCAGTACGCACAGTTATCTCAACGCCTACATTAAATTCAGATAGAACATTATCTAGTCCTGGCACATAAGACTGTGACTGCGTGCCTGTACGAAGCAATACTTGAGCGCCAGCAAAATTCAAATTACCAGTTGAATCTTCTAATGCTGTGTTATCTAAAAAAATTGATTTTTTATTATCTACAAATCCTTCTATTTCACCTTCACACAATACGTCAACAACTTGCACACGTGCTTCAGAAAATAATGTATTTGGTAGTTCTATAGGTGTACGTTGAGCACGACTAAGTGCTTCATTTTGTGCAGCAATCTGCTGATTCTGTGCAGCAATCTGCTGATTTAATTCATCCTGTTTTCTTTTGTTTTCAGCTTCAATAATAGCTGGATCTGGTGTAGGAGTTGCTGGGGCTATTCTTGGTTCTGCACCGCTACCAATTATCGTTATATCAGCCATGTTATAAACTCTCTAGGTCTGTTAATGTATCAGAACCAAGCACAATACCAGAGGATACTACTAATGAGCCAACTGGTATTTTGCCATACACCACTGGTATTGGTAGACCCTGACGAGATGTGTTAACGATATTGCTAAATGCAAATGAGTCGCCGCCACCATTTGTATCAATAGTAGGTTCTTTGGTAAATTGTGGTGTATCAACAGGACTAAAACGAGTTGTTTCTGCACGTGAAAAATTTACTGACGGCATTTGCGGTACTGGTGTTAGCAGTTGTGTTATGCCACCCAGCACTAAACTAGCACCAATACCAAATATTGGTGTTGCTAAAAATGCAAGGGCTGGAGGAAAAAAGAAGGACGCTACAGCCAATGCAGCGCCAGCAAGAACATTAAATATTCCTCCCGCTCCAACTACCACTGGTATAATACGAATCGTGCCATCATCAAGTGGCAGGTTTATCATTTCTAAGTCATAAAAAGAATTTTTGCCAATAAGAATTTTGTAATACTTATCTCGTATATGCGCCTCTAATCCATTAAAATTGGCACACAGAAACCGTACAACTTCTCCAACTGTTTTAACCTCAGCTTCAAAAACGTGCTGTCCCAAAAATTTTGCTAAGGTACCATAAACTTTAATTGTACGCATAACGCATCACCTTGTTAGTTTGTTTTAACCAATATCCACCATACAAATCAACGCTGCTCAACCTATTGACAGAGTGATGCACAAACCGTTGTTCTCCCAGATAGATACCAAGATGGTCGGTAGATTGTCTAACACAGGAGAACAACAATAAATCGCCACGTATAGCATCAGTGACAGACACTTCTCTAAATCCATGATTAGCAATAAGTTGTGGTAGTTTTATGTCAAATATTGGATTGTTCACCCAAACATCAAAAGGAGGCGCTTCATATTCTATTTTCAATTCAAGTCCAAAATTTTGCTTATACCAATCTCGAATCAATGTATAACAATCAAACAATTTGTAAACATAAGGTCGCCCAACAATTGGTGCTACATATCCTGATGGTTCAAATTGATAAAATTGTTCGGTGTTTGGATTTACGATTATCCATGGCAATCCTGATTTTTCGCACGATTGCAGGTCAGCCATTGACGGCTGGCAG